AGTGTGCGCACCGATTGGCATCGTTATAATCCGACATTAATCGATATTGACGACCGAATCAATGAGTACTTTCGTACCTTTCCTTCTCGCCCCAGCGATGATACCTATCTATCAGCACTTGAAAAAGCTCGACGCGATTTCAACCTAGGACCTTCGAAACCTAGTATCCGGCATGTGAACGACGTTATTCGTTTTTATCCTCATCCAGAACGCTCACCCGGACTCCCTTACACAAGGCAAGGCTATCGCCAAAAACTTGAAGTTGATACTAACAAAGTTAGATGGAATATTCACAAATTGAAGTACAAGCAGATACAAAAGTTCAGAACTCCGTGTTCAGTTGCAGCTAAAACAGTTGTCTCTAAACCAGACAAGAACAAGTTCAGAGTAATATGGGTTTATCCTCTTGATATGACCATCATCGAGGGCATGTTCGCACAACCGCTGATACGTGCATATAATTCCCGAACAAAAATACCTTATGCTATATGGTATAGGTGGCACAAACGTGACATGCATACTATTAACAGTATGTTAACTGAGGGAACCACATGGTGTGGACTCGATTACTCATCTTTTGATGTTAATGTACCAGCGTGGCTGATACGCGATGCATTTGACATACTTAAGGAACAGCTGAATTTCAAAGAATACGAGTTTTATGGTCGCCCAACCGATCCTGAAACTATTGAGACGCTATGGAAACAAGTGGTTATGTATTTTATCAATACCCCTGCAAAACTGAAATCAGGGAAAATCGTCGTGAAACACTCCGGCGTGCCATCAGGTTCCTATTTTACTAACTTGATCGACTCGGTTTGCAATGCTATCATGATACACTATATCTTGAGCAAACTAGAAGTGAGATATTATCAAACCTTCTATATGGGAGATGATTGCTTAGTCAGAATTGGCAAGGAATTTAGAGATCTGGAAGCCATCGCTCGAGTCGCTGAGGCGGCATTCGGTGCTAAAATCAATGGTGACAAGTCAGAGATAGGACAGTATGTCCACTGGCTAGGGTACAAATTGGGACCCCAACGACCTGTCGTTGATTATGAGAAAATAATGGCCCAACTATTGCTACCTAGTAAACGGGATAAGTATGAACACGATATTTATGTGCGTGCCAGGGCGCTATTTATCAGTAGCTTCTGCGACGCCACATTATTATCCATTTTTGAGGAACATGGATTACTGAGGGAAGTAGCCTCATACAAAAGTGAGCTTATTGACAGGCTTGATTATCTCGGCCTTGATTATGACAGTTTAGATTACTCGATCCGAGTCTAAATGCTCACGCCCGTCCCCCCCCCTCCAATCAAAGCGGGACGTCACCACCCGGG